TGCATGGCGCTTTGTCCTGCCGGGGTTTGTAAAACCGCAGTTAGTTCCGGCGTCATTTGAATGGGCTTAGGCCCGGATGCACCATACAAGGCATTTGCAGCCGATTCCCGCGCTGCGCTTGCTGTTGCCCTGTCTGGAATAATTCCAGCCATCGCCGCTTGACGAGCTTCGTTCTGCGCCACTTGGTTAGCCGCTAGCTGGTTCGTCGCCTGTGGCTGTCCCGCCATCGCAGCGCGTTGCATTGCCGCAAGGCTTGGCACACCCGCCGCTTCACCTACAGTAGGCATAGACCCCTGTACAAACTGCTGTGGGTTTTTAAGATTGCGAATGGCTGTAGCAGATTCTCCACCAGCGGCATCATTTAAAGCGCGGCCTAAAATCTGATTTCTACCACCTTGATAAAATGGTTCGACTAAAGATTTTGCAGTTTTATAACCAGTTACAGCCAGAGGCACAGCCAATCCAGCCGCGCCACCAATAGCGGAATTTGCCACTGTTTCGCCCGTGGATGTGCTAGGCTGAAAAAGCCCCATTCCAGCGCCAATCAATCCCGCCCCAGTCGCCGTATTAGCGCCTGGAATAAAAGCAGTAGGCACAGCAGCCGCGATATTGCCAAATACATTGCCAGCCATTCCCGCCCCTGTGTTCATCAGGGCTTTATCTCGCGCACGAGATTCTTCTACATCTTTTCTTGAAACCAACCCAACCATTTGACCAGCACCACGCGCAACATCAGTCATTGCCTTTCCAGTGCCTGCCGCAAACTTTTCAAAGCCGCTCATACCCTCTGTGGGGTCATATGTTTCAGCCTTTTGCTTTGGCTGCGATGCGCTAAGTTTAGAAACATCGTAGCCGTTGCGGGCAAGTTTTTCCGTCAGCTCTGCTTTAGTAATATTGTCTGGTACGTCACGTATAACCGTGCCGTCTGGCAAGGTCACATTCATTTTAAATCCCCAAAGCTAACCGCTTTTGTCGGCATGCCTTCTGTCAAATATTCACCAATTCTGATTGATTTAGCTTTTGCGCCCGCATATTCACTACGGCGTTTTGCTGCCGCAATCGCACGATCCATAATATCTTCGCGCTGTTTAGGTGTTTTGTCGACAGAGGCTTGCATTTCAAGCAAAATTTTCCGCTCGCCTTCTGTTGGCATGCTACCAAATGTAGCCTTTAGGTTCTCCAATGCTTGCCCAGTCATCATATTGTCGATGTTAATAGTTGCATCAGCACCCGGCGTTGAACCGGGTAAATTGCTTGCTAGAACTGCACGGCCTTTTGCAAAATACCCGCTGTATGCGTCTTTGTTTATTTTTTTAGCCGCCTCTAGCATGCCCACTACATTTTTTGCAGATTGAACCGAATCATCGTTTTCTAGCAATTCTTTTTGCAAAGTTACAGACATTGGCCCGCCTTTGCCCTTTTCAGCGGTCGCAGGACTTTTCCCCATTGCATCTTTTCGACTTACATAAACAGGCTTTCCGTCAGGCCCAATTACTGCTACAGGAGCTTCCTGCTGTCGCATACCAGCCGCCAAACTAGCGGCAAACTGCTTTAAATCTCGCTGTGCATCAATCTGCATTTGTCGCATTTCTTTTTGCGCGGCCAACTTTTCCGCTTGGCTTGTGCGTGCATCTGACAATTTTGCCTGTAATTCTGTGGCTCTGGCTTCTCGGTTAGCTTGCGCTTCCCCAGCTCTGGCTTCGCGTGCGGCCATTGATTCTGTAGCTCTCCAATCACGGTTTGCCGCATGCTCTTTTTCTTGCGCTTGAAGTTTTGGCAACTCCAATGCACCTTGCATACCCATTTTTTGTAGCTCTGGCATGCCGCTAGCAATAAGCCCTTGATAAGCGCCCATAGGGTTAGCCGCTTGGGCTGGCATCGCCGCTTGCTCCGGCACGTAAGCGCTTGGGTTGTTGCCTTGCTGCTCTGAAATAGCAGGCTGCGCAGGCGTGCCTTGCATTTGTTGCCCATACTGTCGCAGCGCATCAGCCATCGCTGTTTTTCGCTTTTGCGCTAGTCCAGTTAATTCGCCCTGCGCTTGCTGTTCGCCCTTCATGCCGCTGTAGCCACGCAATCCAGCGGCTAGGTACTCCATAGGATTAGGCGCAACAAACACGTCTCCAATCATCCTGCCCTGTGGAGCTGGTGATTGCGCTTGCTGTTGAAAGCGTTGTAATTTGCTTTGAATGAGTGCTTGCTCTAAATCGTTCATGGTAGCCTACCCAAAAAGACCTTTTGCACCTTGCAAAATTGACCCGCCAGCACCGGGCAACCCAGCCAAGCCCATGCCAAGATTAAACAATCCGCCCATCATTCCACTGCTTTGTGCTTGCTGTGCGTTGTAATTATTCATGTCAGCGCTGTATTGATTTTGCGCTGCTCCGCTGTAGTTCGCACCCGGTGTGGTTTGCTGCTGTGCAAACTGTTGAAATTGCGGGTTTTGCACTTGCGCACCTGAGCGCAATGCGTTAATCATATTAAGTGGGCGGTCTTTAAGATAAGCCTGTTCTTGAAGCGCGCTAGACCTATTTTGCTGATCTAAATTTATACCCTGCAATGCGGCCTGCATCATGGCATCATTGCGCCCTTGAGACTGTTGTTGCATTTCTGTTCCGTATGCCTTAGAGCCAAGGGTAATGCCTTGGTTTGCCATGCGGGCACGCAGTGATTCCTCTTGATTCGCAAATTGCGGATTAAGCCGCGACATAATCGCATCTTGGGCTGTTTGCCCAACATTCATAGCTCTTGCTGGTAGTGCTGATAAATCAAGCTCTGGATTTTCTAGGGTTGATTTCGCTTTTGTAAGCCCTGCTTGCGCAATGTCCGCATACTGGTTTGACAATGCTTGCTGCTTGTTTAGCGTTTCTTGCGCTTGTGGTGTGAGGTTAGTTGTTTGCGTCCACCCAGAGTCTGGGTCTTCTATCATGTAGTGTTCGCGGTCTGGCGCAACGCCGCGAGGATGAGCCATAGATTGTTGCGAATATGTTGTTTCTGCCATATCCCCGCTTCCTGTCGTCGTAGGTTGCGAGTATTGAACACTTTGTGGCGCAGAATTATATGCATCTACTGCCTTCTGATAGCCAGACTGGTCAAATTTTTTACTAGGCGTTTGCGAATAAGTCAGCGAACCGTAAGGCGTGACTTGGTTAATTCTATTGGCCTTTGTTGCCATCCGCGCCGCTTCAATATTGCCTGCTGCGGTTTTTTCAGCTGCCCCAGTGTAATCAGGTGCTGGTGGTGTGCTCGGTTTTCCCATTGCGTTTATCCTTTAAGTATTTGCATTCATCGCGGAACATGCAAAACAGAATCAGATCACCGTCAGGGATAGCCTGCGACAAAGTAGCTTCTATTTTAAACCCCATTGCACTCATTAGCCTAATACATTTAGCGTTTTTTGATGAAACAGGGCAAGTTATCCGTTTTACCTTTAATTGATTGAAAGGGTAATCAAATATAAGCCTTAAAAATTCTCGGGTAGCCCAATTTCCTTCTCCAGCGATATGACACACAATGTTGCTTCCTGTGTAATCCTCATAAAGCACCCCAGCGGATAATTTATTGTCGGTGACTTTTCCTATCGCTGTGCCGCGCCCTTTACACCAATTGCCCCCAGTCTTGGCACTTACCCATGGGCCAATAATCTCAGCATCAAAACAGGCATTCACAAAACCCCGCCTTTTTGGAAGACATAATCAGTGTTAGTTAGTCTGACATCAGCGCCATTGTTCAAAATTCTCAGTCTTAGTGCTGCGCTATTGGATACAGCCCCCACCGTTTGCCACGCGATCAAAGGCACTAGCCCGCCGCCCCATGTCATGCTTCCCCATGTCATAGCGCCCCACGTCATAACCGTAGAGCCTGTGTAGTTAAGCGTGCCAGTCGGAGCAGATACGGTAAAGTCAATATTTAGCCCATATACAGCTGATGGCCTCCCAGTGCTTAGCAAATATGGCCTTACCATCGTAAAGTATTTATTCGAGGCTTTAGCGCCAAATAACTAAACGCTGGCAGTAAATCCGCTGTTATTGGCGTGATATTGTCAAAATTGCCAGACCATGCAGCATTAACGGAATTGCCGTCACCGTAATACAAAGTACCAGAAGCATTTAACCATACTTTGGCATTCCATCCTGTAAATTTTGTCCACGCTTTTGTTATTGTATTTTGGCAATACTGAAAATTTACCCCGTTCCCTGCCGGAACGTTGAGAATCAGCATGTTAGCATCTGGAAATAAGCACAACTGCCAACCATAGTTAGCGCTGTATCGCTCGGCAGCCAATGAAACGCTGTTTTGTATTTTGTCTGACAATGCAACGCGCCTATCCACGCTTGACGACAAAAGCCCGCGACCCAATGGGAAAATCCCCTCAGTTGTGTTTAATGCAAGATCACCGCCAAATTTGATGCCACAGCGCCGACCAAGCGGCCTACCCATTATGAACACGCCAACAAGCGCCCACGTTGCCGAACTTGAGGGGTCTGTACCTCGATATACCGCTACCTCGCCATTACTGGAAATAATAACTAGGTGGTCATCTGACCCACTTCCTGCGTCAATAGTCCATGTATAGCAAGCCATCACATAGCCGCCATTACGGAACACGCTGCCTAGATCAATCTCAGAAGCCGCGCCACCGACCGAATTAACGGGCAGATACCAAACGCTCATACTGTCTTTTTTGACAAAGTACAGACGATTTTTAAACAGGCATACGTGAATTAATGTGGTCGTGGTCACCCCTGTAATGGCTGGAACAGAAGCCCCAGTTACAGCAACCCACGTTGTGCCATTCCATAGGCGTGGCGCATCAGCGCCATTCACCAAATATAAAAAAGCACCGCCGGGGGTTGTTATTTGCGCGTCTTGCCACCGTGCGTTGGTTAGTCCTGATTGCACAGCCGCACCCACAGCGCCTGACGTAGTAGCGTTGTATATTGCAGTACCGGAAGCAGCAAATACAACAGATGCGCCCGCGTTGTTAAGATATTCAACCAAGGTTTCCACCTCAGCCGGAAACCCTGTCACATGCTGCGCACTACCCCTGCGAACCCCGACATACGAAGGATAAGGCCACCAGTTTTCCATAAGCACCGCATCAGACTTTGGCATGTCTGCAATGCTGTCGCGGTCATTTAAACCGCCAACTGGCGCACCTATTGATGTGGCATTCATCCAAAATTCCCATCAGGAATGTTGGCCGTGGTCATTAGTATGCTTCTGCGAAAACCACCAAGCGATAAAACTGGAGCGCTTTTGTCTTGCGCCTTGTTTTGCTCAAGCAATACGCGAAACTCTGCCATATCAAACGTGCCATCTAGCCCTTTTGCCATTTTCCATTTTGCTTTTAATCCAGCAATCAGAAGCGAATCGTTAAACACCATTGTGTCAGAATCGCTAGCAAATGCAGTTAAAGGCACGCCCAATGGCGAAGTGATCCAAGCATTACTGACGTATTCCATTGAAAACACAAGCCCGTTTGGGGGGGGCGGGTTAATGGCGTATGCGTTTGATTGAATGCGAAACCGTTGACGTGGGCCTGAGTACACAATACCAGATCGAAACGATTGCCAGTCTTGTGGCGATTCGGGCCCCATAAGAGGCCAACGGTTTGTCCTGTCCCATTCAGTCTGTGTTATTTCCCTGTCCCAGTCACTTGGTAGGCTGTACAAGGTTTGAGAGAAATCAAGCGTTACAATGCCAGAAGCCACAGCAGGCATATTCATGGTAATCTGCGTACCGCTATCGACCGATGTTATTTGAGAAAATGGCGTAATGCCTATGCCGTTAACCCCAAATTGAATAGACAATGCACCTGTGCTAGGTATACCAGTGATAACACGGCTTCCCGCCGTTGTCGTTCCAGTGCTTTGGAACGCAACAGTTTGAATGATATTTTCTTTTACAAGTCGCTGCCATTCAAACTGTTTAACAATATCCGCGCCAAGCCTACTCAACAACGCCGATAATTGGCGGGTTTGTTGGTCAACCGTGCTAACGATAAGCTCTGGCCTCGTAAGCCCAAGCTCGTCGGTCACTTGTTGAATAAGCTGTATAAGTGTCATTACTCTTCCTTACGCGGACGGCCTAGCTTTTTCTCTTCTTTTTCTGGCGCTTCTTGCGCCTTGGCAAGCGCTTCGGCTAGCTGATTAATTTGCGCCTGCATAGCTGCCATTTCATCGGCTTGGCGTGCATTTTTTGCCGCCAATGCGCTCTCAGCCGCGCCAATTTTGGCGGCATCCAGATAGTCTTTTGCAGATTGACGTAGTGATCGAAAGCCCATGCCGAGCTTTGTAATGTGCTCGTCTGAAATCATAGCCAGCTGCTCGACTGTTTTAACCTCAAAATACACAGCTTCTTTTAGCTGGCTTCGGGTAATTTGCGGCCATTGCTCTAGTGGTGTTCCAATGCTCCCGGCATTATCGCCTTGCTCAAAGCGTGACCATGCATATGGATACGCTTGCTTATCTTCGGCTGTAGCTTTGCGTTCAATCACCGTATTTTTGTCGCCGGGGATGATAATTCGTACATGCGGGAAATCTTGAAAAACTGGGCGACCTTGTTTTTCTGATTCGTGCGTCAAATGGACGGCTTCGCTGTAAAAAGAAACAGATACTTTTTGCTCTTGTGCTGATGGGTTTGCCATTGCATAAATCTTTCAAAAATGCCCAAAAGGGCGAAAAGCAGGGGACTAAGCCCCTGCGCTCTTTAGGTAATCTGACCCTGTAGGAAAGGCCGATTAATCTGGATTACAGCTAAACCAGCGGACGGCGTGCCCGTGGTAGTTGATACCGTTGCATTCAGAATCTGCTCGCCTGCTACGGCGGCATCATCAACGCTGCCCGGTGTTGCGGCCAACATAAACACATCGGCGTTTACCGCCATTGCATTGGGCGCCTTGACCACAGCCGCGCCGCTAATCTGATACCAGCCGAACTGGTTGACCACGTTGGCAGACATAGCCACAGCAACAGACCCCTTGCCACCAGTTGCGGGGGCAATGGTGGTGGTGCCTAGGTATTGGTCATAATTTACCACTGTGCCGATAGTGGTAGATGCGACACCTTTGAGGTAGATAAACTCACCCTCCCCATAAAGTGGGTCAGTTGCTTGAACAATAGTTCCAAGCGAATGATTTTGAGTCGTGGAGTTTTCAACAATTGGCTGGAAGCCAATCAGGGGGGTAGTTGTGCGATAAGGCATGATTTTTCCTTTCAGTTAGTCTTTGAGAATGCCTTGGAACTGCGAGCCTGAGCTTGTCAAATTGCCAGCCCAGCCCATCAGCTTCACGGTTGCATCTTGGTTTACCGATTGACGGTCGCCACCAATAGCCACAAAATTGCGATCACGGTGAGGGCGAAAAAACAAGTACTTTGTATTAATAAAATACATCGTATTTGTGTTAATTGCGCCACCAATGCCGCCATCAAGGAACACGTCGCAGTTGAATCCAGCACCGAAATACTTCAACGAAGTAAAACCAGCGCCAGCCGCGCCATCATCAGAGCTAATACGCTGAATGGCTTGCAAGCTCTCCAAATACAGGCGGTAGTAGTTATTGTCGGCCACAATCATATCGGGGCGATCAGTACCGCGCACCAATTGAACGGCCACGCGATTCATGTAGCTTTGGATGTTGGCAAGTGTAGCAGCTGCGCCGCCGTCTGTCGTTGCATCAAACGCCACATTTCGCCAAAATGCCCAAGTGGCGCGGTTAATACCGCCATATGTGCCAGATGTAGGCGTTCCCGAAATTGCAGCCTGCAGGCCTGTAATGTCTTTGCCGCCGTTACCAGTGCCATCACTGTAAACGCCTGCACTGATTTTGTTCATCAGCTGCGCCTCAGCTACCGCAATACGACCTTCTAGCAAGTCTATGATCTGCTCTTTGCCGCTGTTTTGCAGCTGCGTCAAGCCGTCAATTGTCACCGAAGCCGCATATTGCTTGATAGCAAATTCAGCAGAGCTGATAGGGCTGTTTGGCGTTGTGTCAATCACATCGAAGCCACTGTATGAATTGGCGTTGATGGTAGTCGCATCGTTGTACATAATCTCTTGATAGATGGACACGCCACCAGATACGGGCTTCACGTTACCGCGTTGCTTGAGTTTGTACAAAAGTGCATTGTTATTCGTCACGTTGTCGGCTAATGCGCCAGTTCGTGAGTCAATAGTAGTAGCGATCTTGTCGCTTAAATTTGCGAAAGGCATGATTTAGGTTTCCTTCTAATCGGTTGCAAAACTCGCTTCGAGTGCTTCTCTTAGCGATCCTTTTGGTGCAGCAACGCCTCCAGACGCAGGGGAACTTCCTTTAACACCTACGACGGCAGATTTTGCCTTTAGATGTTGAGCTTGTTCTAGTGCTTTCTGTCGTGCATCAGCTACTTGCTTCTCGATCAGGGTTTGCCTGATGTCTGGCTTCATCCAGACGGCCATATCGTACGCTTCTTTAAGTGTGCTGGCTTTGCCGGATGTCAGCAAGTCTGCCATATCACCACGCACAGCGTCAAAATGTGCGTTTCCAGCATTCTGAAATGCGGCCAATTCTTCATTGGCTTGCGTTGTTTCCTGCTGTTGTGCCTGATTATGCCACTGTTGTTGGCTTTGGCGCAAGCTGTTTAGCTCGTCCATCAGGTATTTTATTTGCGGGTCTGTGTCTGGTATTTCTTGGGCTTGACCCAAATCAATGCCGTAACTTTTTGCCAATTGTGCAAAATAAGCCGTTTTTGTCGCCTGATCTCCGTGGCGCAACGTGTGATCTGCCTTTAAGAGCGCCCCAATGGCTGTAGGCGCATCTACTCCTAAAGCTTTAATTGTCTGCTCATATGGCGCAATTACCTGCTCATATGCCCGCGCTTTTTGCGCGTGCGTTTTAAATTCTTCCACGCCTTTGTGAAAATCGCCTTCTCGGCGTTCTGCCTCAAGGGCAAGTATTCGCACCTCTTCCGGCGTAAGCGCTTCGCCTTTATCGGCTTTCATCCATGCGCTTTGTGCGTCTGGTTTCCAGCTTGACGGCGCTTTACGCTCTGGCGGCGGTGGCGGCGGTGGCTCAGAGGCTTTAAATTTGCCTTGTTCGTCGCGGTTTGGCGATTCAACGATCTGTGCATTGTTGGCTGTCGTTTCAACCACCTCCACAATTGGCGCTTCAATTTGTTCTTTTTCGTCAAAAGCCTCGTTTAGTGCATCTCGGATTTCCATAGGGTTTTCCTAAGTTAAGTTACGAATCAAATCACGGCGAATACCTGCGCGGTCTACCGTGGGTGTTTTTTGCGCCATGTGGTGCTTTATCTCGTTACCGATCTCAATTAGTCGGTGTTGTTTCATGTGGTCACGGTGCTGTCTTCTTCCGGCTATCCACTCGCCAGTTTTCATGGATTTGTAGCCCGCTATGTCTGGCATTACATAGCTTGCTACGGGCTCTCGTGAATAGCGCTCTTTGGGGATAAGCTCCAAGGTAATCGGATCTTGCACGTATGTCGTCATATCATCATCATCATGAAATCCATCATGTCCTCATCGTCTTTTTTGGTTTTAAGTGCTTGCAATAATTGCTCTGCAATGAATTTTTGCAATCGTGTGTTGTTCGCCACTTCTCGGTAATCAATTGCGGCTGCTCTTTTACAAACTCAATCACCTCTGCAATTTTTGGCTTCTTTTTCAGCGCTAACCACCGCTTAGTCCAATACCCGTCATGTGTATCAACAAAACCAACGCTTAACACCTGACTTGCCGCAACAACAGCACCATCTAGCGTTATGCTTAAAGCCTGTGTATTGACAAAAGCCGTTACATTTTGGCTTACAGATACCGTTACGCCATCGAGAGTTACCGCAATGCTTTGACTATGTCCAGCTACTTGACTTGCATTAACTGCAACACCGTCAAGCGTGACGGCTAACGACTGAGAATTACCAGACGCTGCGGTTAAGGCTAGCAGTAACGACATTTACGCTTACTCCCAGCCATACACTGGCTGATATGTAAAGTTGATAGCCTGCGATGCTGTGGCAGTGCCAACTAGGAATTTACCAACCAATTGGATAAATTCTCCGGGATTGACAAATATAGGCGCATCGCCAGTATCGAAGTAAAT